TATTTTTAATTTTCTTGATTCAACTAATGATTGTTTGACTTCTTCAAAAGTAAAAAAACATTTCAAATTTCCTTTAACTCCATCATTTAAAATTGTAATTTTATTTTGTTCAGGATAACGAATACGTGCCAACATTTGCAAAAAATCACGCTGTCCGCAGGCGTTAGTATTGATAATACCAAAAATTTTATAAAAATATTTTTCAATATTGAATGAAACGCCGGCTGTTAATGTTGGGGAATAAATAACAACATCTTTATTACACCATTCAACATCTACATTTTGAAAATCTTTTCTACTTTTGTTATCTGTTCCGGTATATACTCCAATTTTTAAAGATGGAAATTTTAATTTTATAAGAGTGTGATAATGTTCGGCTTTTTTTGCGCTCATGGTTGCTATTGCTATTTTTTTATTTTGATATAATAAATCAAAAATTTCATTATCAAATTCATTAATAAAATTAGTAATATATAAAGTTTTATTATTACGCTTATTTAAATTTTCAATATTGAAAGCTCTTTTAAAATGATTCATAAAATGAAAACTTCTATTATCTAAATCACCATCTAAACTAATTATATTATCACATTTGTGTAGTAATTGCTCTAAATATTCAAATGTTTGTCTGGCTTTTCCAGAAAATGTTTTTTCAGAATTAAATTGATTTAATAAACTTTCAATCTCATCTAACATTATTAAATCATATTTATGAATTATATTATATGTTATGCCGTCTATTTCTTCAGTTTTTTCAAAATTTTCTAATTTCAATAAACTTTCTAATTGAATAATTAATCTATTAGAATCTAATCTACCATCTCTATAATCTTCAAATTCTAAATCTTTAAAATTTTTTAGAATATCATCTGATAATGTTTTTCTAAATGATAACCATAAAATTTTTTTAGGATTATATTGTTTAATTACTTGGTGAATAAGTTGAGTTTTTGAACTGCCATAAGGTGATTTGATATTGATAGATTTATATTTATTATTTTTAATTAAGTCATCAAAATATTGAACTAAATCATCATCAATTTCTAAATTTTTTTTAGTTAAATATTCTTTATCAATCTTAATAGAAATATTTTTATCATGTTCAATTTGTTTTAATCTATTTTGTTTTTGTTCTTGTAGATGACTAAAATATTCTATATTACATTTTTTGACCCAATGCCATAATGAATTTATATTTAATTTTTTACCTGCATTCATATTGAAAGATGCCCATTTTTTTTCACAATCACCATCTCTATATTTTTTACTCTTTTGTGAAATTTCAATATATTTATCAACTGTTGAACCAATGTTATAAAGTAATAAACCTAAATCAATCCAATTTTTATAATCATCTGTCCATTCAGTTGATAATCCATTTAATAATACATCTAAGTCTTCTATATTTGAAGGTGTTGATGTTGTTGTAATAATTTCAACTTGTTTTTTTGTTTTCTTTTCTTTTGGCTTTGGTTCTTCTTTTGGTTTATATTCAAAAAAATATTTTTTTAAATTGATACTATTAGATTTATCAATGTGTTGAAGAACAAAATCTTTTATTTTTCCGTTTTGAATAATGTGGGCGTGTTTAGTAATATTTTTTTTTTCTCTCATGCATTGATTGGGCAATCTGAACCATCTTTTATTTCCATAAACTGATTTATCAATTTCATAATTATATAAATTTTTTATTTCTTCAACAACTAATGATAAATTTTCTAACTCGCTGTAAAATTTAGGTATAGTAATATGATATGAACCGCATTTATTAAATTTTTTATCATTTGTAGTATATTTAATATCTTTGTCTTCTAGTTTCAAATTTAATTTATTTGTAAAGAAATCTAATAATGATGATTTAATAGTTTCAATTTTTAAACCTTCAACTTCTATATCTAAAAAAAATTTGTATTGGTTGCCTTTGTATAATCTTTCATGATAACCATTATCTTTCTCTAATGATGGTATAGTGTCATTATATATTTCTTTTAGTTCATTCGCTGATAAATCACTTGTATAATAAGTTTTTAATTTATAAAATTCCATATTATATATAATATATAATAAGATTTTATTTTTAAATACTTTTTTTTAAAAAAAATATTTTCTATATATTTTTTTTAAAGTAAAAATTTTATACTTGATATAATAACGCTAATGTCGGATGTAATTCATTTTCTGATTGTCTTTTTTTTTCATCTCTAATCTTCTTCTGTTCTACTTTTTTCTTCAACATTTCTTTATACTTTTCTGGTTGTTCTTCTTTAATTTTATTATAATGTGTTTTGTTGTTTTTTCTTGCGTTCTCTTTATGTTCCTTTATCCATTTTTTAGAGCATTCATTAGTGCGTTGTTTTATCTTCAAATATTTTTCAAAACCTTTTTTAATTTCTTCAATGTTATATTCCATACTATATATAATATATAATAGATATTTTTTTAAATAGTTTTTTAAATATTTTTTTTAAATGTTTTTAATAGGCTGGTATATCAGTATTGACACCAAAAACATTAATTTGATTTACAGAACTATCTCCTCCAATAACTTGTAATATAATATTAAATGTTGCTGTATTATTTGGGACATCTTGAGAGACAAAAGAATAACCAATGCAAACACAGCCCGCCACGTTATCAGACATAGGAACAAAATTAAATATGTATGTAGTTGCATTTTGATATCCTGGGAAATTAATAGTTATATTGCTTACTGTTTGAGTTCCTTGAACTAAAATAGGAGATGAAGGGACGTAATTAGTTCCAATTAATCCACCAATAAAACCAGCAGCCTGAACATAATTTGTGACTGTTAAAACATTAGGTTTATAACAATTCATTGGTGCTTGGTCTCCATTATTTACAACAACTATTTGAGTCGCGTTTATAGTTCCCGATGCGCTAATATTTGGAACAGCAAGAATATCATCATTTGAACAAGTCAAAGAAACATTATTAGTTCCAGATTCTAAAACAACAGAACCAGTTGAAACAGATGTAGGAGCAACAAGACTATTATATATTGTCATTGTGGAGTTTGCAGTGCAATACATAGATGCGGAACCGTTTGAACTAGCTAAAACAATCCCGCCATTGTGTGCAGGATTTGAATTAGTAAAAACAACAGCTTCTAAACCACCATAAATATTATAAGCATCTTGACCAGATGTATCTAAATAAATATCTGGTGTTGTAATTCCATTTTGATTTAAAACATTAGCTCCAATTGTTGCAGAACTGCAATCAATAGCTACACCATTTAATGTAATACCAGTTTTAGAACTTGAAATACTTGCGGATGATGGAACATATCCAGAAACACCAACATATTGAGAATTATCAATAGTTAAATTAGAAAGTGTTAAATCTTGATTAAATAAAGTTTTGTCAGACATCTTATATATAAATATATAATATATTTTTTTTTATAATATTTATAATTTTTTAATTATAACATATATAAAAATTTACAGCTAAATACGGCGGGGAAATATTAACACCATTTAAATTACTTACTGAATCTATAGATTGTATATTTGAACCGGTATTATTTATAGTTATACCAGTCTCATTATAGGTTGTTGTGGATGTTTCACGTGGTAAAACGACAGAATAAGAATTAGGTGGTGGTAATAAAAGCGGATAAATTACCTCGCCGATTTGTGTAGTATGAAAATGTCCCTCATCTGTTATAGTGTGATTATGTTCAGGAACTTTATCTAAAATAGGCGGAACAGAAGATGATGAACCACCAAAATAAGAACTAGGTGAAAATGTGTTATTCGCTCCCGCTTGATTATTACCCGTTGAAAAATTACTAACGGGACAATTTAAAGCATTTTGTCCATTTGCTCCAATCGGAAAAGCAGACTGAAAATTTGGAAGATTAAAATTTATTGTATCGCCCCCATATGTATTACCAATTATATTATATAAATTTTGATAATTTGAAACTGGTAAAGATTGCCCATTACATAATAAATAATTTTCTGGTGTGATTGTAGAAAGAATCATTTTTATACTTCCAATTTTTCGGACTGAAATAGAACTATTTTGAATAGTTGGATTAGCTGTAAAATTAACATTATTTGAAATTGTTGGAACAGATAAATTATTTGTTAAATTTAAATTTGGACCAGATAAAACACCTGTAAAAGTTGGATTATTAACGGGTAAATAATTTACTATAACGCTACTAACCCAATTTTGAACATATTTCAAATTAGCTATTAAACTTAAATTATTTTGTGTAATTGGTTGGTCAGTAGCTATAGTATTATTAAAAAATTCTTGTTGTAAAACTTGTTGATTTATTCCACTATGATATGACATATATAATTATATTATATAAAAATTAATTATAACATATAAAATAAAAAACGCTTAAATATGGAGGTGTTAAATTAACGCCACTTAATCCACTTACTAAATCTATAGATTGAATATTTTCACCTGTTTCATTTATTACAATATTTGTTAAAGCGTCATATGTATTATATGGATTTGGAAAATTTGAAGAAAGGTATAAAGTGCTAAATGGTCCTGCATAGGGAGGTTGCCCTATTTCAATATCAACATTATTACTTTCTGCATAAGGTTGAATATGTGCATGTGTCGGGTCGGTTATTGTGTGATTATGTTGTGGTATTTTATATATTACTGGAGCAATAGGAGACGAAGCCCCACCAAAATTTGAAGAAGTTGAAAAATTTCCACCGTTAAAATTAGACGCCGGAACTGTTCGGGATAAACTCGTTATTGAACCATTCGCCCCAATCGGAAAACGTGATGAAAAATCTGGCAACGTGAAAGTAGTCGCAGTTGATGCCCCGTAAATATTACCTATTATATTATATAATTTTTGATATTGTGAAATTGAAACCACTGACCCATCACATAAAACATAATTAGGCGGAGCTATATTATTAAATGAAATTTGTATTTCCCCAATAATATTTTTTTCAATCTGAATATTATTTATTGTTGGAATATTTAAAAAATTTGTATCAGATGAAACTGATTGAATTGATGAACTATTATTTAAATTTAATGTTGAGCCTGTCATAGTTCCTGTAAATGTAGGATTATGAACAGTTAAAAAATTATTTAATATATTCATTCCCCAATCTTGAACATATTTAAGATTAGCCATGAGACTTAAATTAGTTTGTGTAATTGGTTCATCTTGTGTTGAATAATTATCAAATAAAATTTGATTAAAAATTCTATTATTTAATCCAGAATGATAACTCATATAATATATATTATTAAAAATATTTTTTTATATTTTAATATTATAAATGTCATCTAGAACAATTTATGATAATAATTTTGCTTTCAATAATTTGAATGTTAAATCTCTTATATTTGGTGATAATTCAAAACAAACAACCGCTTATACAGGAACACCAACACCACCAACACCAACCAATTATTTATATGATGTTTCTTTAAATCTATCATGTTCAACCGGTTCCGCAAATCTACAAAATAATTTAATAATTTTAAATTCTAATCTTTCAACAAGTTCATTATATTTTTATGATGCTAGTAATAACCCAATTAATAATTTTTTAATAACTTTTTCTAATACTTTTACAAGTGATTTAATAATAACATTTTTAAATAATATGACTATAAAACCTATAAATCCCACATCAGCATTCTGTTATATTATAAATAATAATGATGGTAATCTAACTTATGGAACTATTAATTTATTAACTAATGGCAATTTAACTATCAATTTTAATAATATACAAATTCAATCAACATCAACATTTACAATTTATTTATCAACTTTTAATTTTATTTGAATAAGCCCGATAATTAACATTTATTTTTTTATTTTTTTTTATTAAATTGTAAGAGGTAAAAATTTTTTAGGGGATTTTTTAGGAAATTTATTATATATAAAAAAGAAAAACAAAAAATCCCCTAAAAAATTTTTACCTCTTACAATTTAATAAAAAAAATAAAAAATTAAATGTTTATTTTTTTCGCCCTCATAATTATATATATAATGGATTATATGGTATCATCTAACGATTTAAAAAATGTTTTAGGGGACGATTTAAAGATTATAAGTTTTAGTCAATTAAAAAATTATAAAAATATCTATGAACTACTACCAGAGAAAAAAGATTATTGTGTCATTTTTTATACCGATGATATAAAAAATGGTGTCAATATTGGTCATTGGACTTGTTTGATGAGATATAAAAACTACTTTGAATTTTTTGATTCTTATGGATTAACAGAAAATCAAGAATTAAAATTTATTTCACCAGATAAAAAAAAGAGATTTGGAGAAGAAACAGATTATTTATATAAATTATTAAAACCAGTTAAACACAATTATAATCATACAGATTATCAAGCATGGAACGACCACACGACGACATGCGGGCGTTGGGTTATTCTTAGAATTTATTTATTTAAAAAGGGGATTATAACACAAAATCAATTTTATGATTTTATCATGAGGAAAAGATTAGGCGGAAAATTTAAAAGCTTTGACCAGTTAGCTGTATATTATACTGACTAAAATATAATTCAGGGTTTTCTATAATCTCATCTATATCTCTCAACATTTTAAAAATAAATCTTTTCATTTCTTCATCATTTGTTCTTTGTAATAATTTATTTATATAAACTAAATAAGGTAATCTATTATAAAATTCTTCTTCATCTTTCGTTCTCATTATATATAATATAGAATAAGATTTTATTTTTAAATATTTTTTTTAGATATTTTTTTATATAAAATAATATCTAATATATATATATAATGTCAAGAGAAATCACACAGACTAGTAAAGATATCTATTCTAAAAATCTTATTAGATTGAATGATGGGGAACCAATAAAAAATTATAATTTTTTAAAAAAAGTAGATGATATAATGGCTAAGATAGACCATTTAAAACCAAATTCAAAAAGAACATATTTAATAAGTATTGTCTCAACATTAAAATCTAAACCAGAATTAAATAAAATTTATAAAATTTATTATGAAAAAATGATGAAGATGAATAAAGAATTAAAAGAAAATAATTCTAAATCAGAAACACAGAAAGAAAATTGGATTAGTCAAGATGATGTTCAAAAAATTTATAATGAATATGAAGAAAAATATTTACCTCTTCTAAAATTAAAAAAAGTAAATGAAAAACAATGGAATGACATTTTAGATTTTATAGTTTTATCTTTATATGTTCTACAACAACCAAGACGAAACAAAGATTATCAATTAATGAAAGTTTTAAAATCAAATAAAGATTTAGAGGAAAATTATAAAGAATATAATTATTATTTACCATCTGAAAAAAAATTTTGTTTTTTCAATTATAAGACTGGTCATACTTACCATTTACAAGAAATAGATGTTTGTGATAAATTACAAGATATATTATTACTTTACTTAAAATTACACCCTAATAAAAAAACTAAAAATTATTTTTTATTAGTTGATTATGATGGTCAGCCATTAGAACAAGTTAATGATATAACAAGAATTTTAAACCATATTTTTAAAAGAAAAATAGGTGTAAGTATGTTAAGAAATATTTATTTAACTGATAAATTTCAGAAACCAATGGAGATATTAAAAGAAACAGCTTCAAATATGGGAACTTCAAGCTCAACAATATCAAATAATTATATAAAATTAGATGATAAAAAATAATATTATTATATATTATAATGACATTATCCAAAAAGGATTTAATAGAATTGATATTATTAGGATTTAAAAAAAATAAAAAACCTAAAAAAACTAAACCAAAAAAAGAAGAACCGCCACCAGCTTATTATTCTAATTCTGAAGAAGAAGAACCGCCACCAGAATATTATTCTAATTCTGAAGAAGAAGAACCGCCACCAGAATATTATTCTAATTCTGAATCAGAAGAACCGTTTTATTTTAATAAAGGAACATTATATGAAAATGAATCAGAATCAGATAGTGATGAGGATTATCTAGATTTAAAAAATTTAAAAACACAAAAAGATGATGATGATGATTTTTATTTTTTCAAAGAAGATTATAATAAAGCTAATGATAACGATTTTGGTGTTGGTCCTCAAAATTTAAATTTAGATTGGTTTGATATAGATAGCGAAAATGAAGAAAATGAAGAAATAGATGATTATGATTATTTAAAAAAAGAATATGAAAAACAACAAGAAGATAAAAATTTTGGATTAACTCCGACAAATTTAGATTTAGATTTACATGATTTAAATTTTGATGTTGGTGATACATTTGGTGAAGGTAAAATGTCAATCATTCAGTCTGTTCTAGTTCCTAAATCTAAATTTACTAAAAAAGAAGCTATTAAATACGTCAAGAAACATTTTAAATTTAGAAAGATAGATGAAAATCAGAGAAAGAACTTTTATTCATTTAGACAATTTGACCCAACTAAAGGAAGTAAATACTCAACTAAAGTTCTAAAAAATGGCGTTGAATTAGTTTTAGAATATAAACCAAAAAAAGGCGGGTCATTACCTGTAAAAACTATTTATAAAAGTATAAAAAATGGTTATAATTATCCTAATATAGAAAATTTAGATGATTATCAATATAATAAACATGGAAGTGATAAAGAAATACAGTTATATGTAAATCATAAAGACAAAAAAATAATAATTAATTTTATCGGAACTTATCATTTATTAGATTGGTATAATAATTTTAAATATATTAAGGGACAATATACAATTACAAAAAGATATAAACGCGCAAGAGAAGCATTTATAAAAATAACAGATGATTATCCAGATTATCGGGTGATATTAGTAGGTCATTCTCAATCTGCCGTTATAACTAGATTATTAAATCAAGAATTTCCTGATAGAATTTTTGAAGTTATAAATTTAAACGGGGCTAATCTCGGGGAAAAAGAACAAGAAAATGAATATAATATTAGAAGTAAATTAGATTTAGTTTCATTATTACAAAAAATGTCATCTCATGATGTTATAATTGATAACGAATCAAATAATATTTTAACAGAGCATAAACCGGATATATTAAAACGATTAAATCAAGATAGAGAGATAGGGCGTTAAAATTCTATATAATATATATAATATCATATAAAAAAATATATAATATTATGTTATATGTCAGTTCCCACTTTAAGCAATAACCAACTTTCTATTCAAGGCGTTCATGCTTCAAATATTGGAGGAACACCAATAATTTCACAATTTCCAACAGCACCGACCGGAAACAGTCAAGGTTTATACCACTTTACGAACGTGGACCCAGAAAACAATAAAAAAACTGATTATTTAAATTGTTCAGCCGAACAAGTAGGTGGTGGTTTTAATTGGTGGCATTCTTCCAGCACTCAAGCCCCATCTAAATTATTAACAGTTGATAGAAATTCAGCACAATTAGAAACTAAATTGAAAAATAAATTAGAAACTACAGTTTTAGATATGGCTAATAATACATTAAAATTAGTAGATGCATCAGGAAATACCCAGCTTTTAAATGTAGAAAAAAATCACGTAAGAATGGTTTCAACATCAGCATCATCTGATATTTATCCTTATTCTATTAGAGTAGATGATTCAAATTTTATAGACCAAGCCACATGTTATTCTAATTTACAAGTTCCATCTCAAAATTACGGGACAGGCTTAGAAATAGCTAATACAAACAGTAAA